CAGGGGTCTCCTCCTAAATGAAGGGTTGTTGAAATCTCACAACTAAAACGATCCTTGTGTCTTCTTAAAACATCTCCTTTTTTATAAATTCGAGCATAAGANTANGTNGGAATCAGTTTAAGTTTGGTCTCCTTTTCCATTCGAGGTTTTACTTTTTCTAAGAGAGTTTCCATGACCATGTCGGCATAATGGGAATAAGTATTGGGAATTTGTGTGTCAGTCCATGTTCCCCATCCTGTTTCAAAGGGTGAGATATAACGATCATCTAAGAACTTTCTAGCAACCCTACGCTTCATGCTAAAATACCCATAGATAAAATTAGCCAGGTCTTGGGTAATAGCTTTTTTAATAACTAGATATTTTTTCCTTTTAAAGGTCATACCCATTTAATATTTCCTGCGACAGAAGTTCTAGTGACCTTTGAATTAAAATGTAAAACTTGATGTCTTAAAAGGGCAGGGAACAGTAGTAAAGTATTTAGTTTCGGAGTAAACCGTTTTTCAGAAAGGACATACGAGGTCTCTTCCCCATAAAGAAAACAAAGCTCACCAGGCTTAGCACCAACATTAGTAAGCGGCGTACCCTTACCTTCATTAAGCATCCGTTGAGGTACTTCTAGCCATAGCACAAAAGATAACTCACAACGGGTATGCACATGAATGGGATTATATTCTTTGGCTTTCATTCGATTAATCCACATTTGAGTCATTTGATACTTGGGATTAAAGTTAGGTTTATCGCTAAATCTTTTCCATCCTTCTATCCAGGTATTAACATAAATTTGAAATTCATTAAAAATCCAGGGTTCGGTGTCTAAAGGATAAAGATACTCATGTTCAATTTGACCTGCTAGATTAGATCGATGAGATTTTTTTAATTTCTTTCCCAGCTTTAAAAGTTTAGCACAATAGTCTGGATTAACTGGCATCTCTGCCAAGTAAGGACCGAAGCAATGGTATTTATGTTCTCGGAGTACTGGTTGCATTGGATATACCTTTAGGTACGCATTGAATATTCCAATGAACAAATCTAAAAGGTTCTACTCCCATATCCACTGGATATTGATGAGGGGTATAACCTGGAATAAGAACCATGGTCCCTGGTTTAACTTTATAATGGACGGCTTCATTGGCATGAGTGATTTTATTAGGTTCTTTCTGAGGAAGTTTAGTCATCATCGCTCCTGGTCTTGGATCATGCAGAACAGGCATTGATGTTTTTTCACTAGCTTTTAAAAAATAAAAACCTGTAACATGTTGGTTCCAATGCACATGGGCATTATGATGTCCTGCACCTTTGCTGGAAAATTCCTGTACCCACATTTCAGTATAGTGCAGGCTATGATGTCTTAAATCAAAACCTTGCCACTCTAAAAATTCATAACTTCGATTCCCGCAATACTCTGCAAATGTTTTAGCTGCTGGATCTGCATTAATGCAAACCGAATGATTCGATAAACCGAAATCTCCCAGGTTTCTTTTATACATTTTATTTCTTTTTTTTATGGATGATTGAAGATCTTTCTTTGCCTTCTTGATATATTTATCACTTAATATATTCATGGGTTTTATAAATTCAGGAACGTCATTGGTCCAAACGGGAGTTCCAAAATATACACTGGCATTAAATTGGGTCATTTTTATTCTCCTTTAAGGATATATCGAATGCTATAGTAATTCTTTCATCAGGTCCTTTATGTATATTAGTATAATGAGGAATACAAGAGGGAAATAAAGTTATCATGCCCACTTGATTTTTACTTTCATGCACAAGAGGGTCATTAAGTTGATTAACTGGATTCATGTAAAAGGTAGACGTATCATTACACTGCACAACAAGGTGACCACTTAAATAAGTTTGGGGATGAACAGCGTGAAGATGAGGTTTAATTCGTTGTCCTGTGCGCATAACATTAGCCCATCCGTTAAGGAATAAAGGTTTATTAAAAATAATACCAAGTTTGTTTAAAAATATTTCATGAAAATTTAATATTTCTTTTTTTATCTTTTGAAATTCTTTTTCTTTCCATTTAAAAATATTATAAGCTTTATAGCGTGAGGTCAAACTATGGGGTCCCAAATCGGTATAACCATCAGAGCTTAAATCTTCTTTAGCATAAGAACGCGGAAGAGTTTTAATTAAATTCTTTTCTTTTTTTAAAATAATCTGAGCGACTTTTTTAAAATTAACCTTTTTTATAAAATCCGAACCCATCATATAATTCCATGAAGGAGCAAAAGGGGTTTGAGGTGCGGGGCTTTTAAAAGTAATCATTTGCACTATTGAAATGGGTATCCTAAATTCCAAAGAACTAATGAATACCTTACTCCTTTCTTTACAGGTTTAACTCTATGCCATACAAAACTAGGAAAGACAATTAAAGAACCTTGGGGTAGGATCTCCTTACAAATAGCGATATTTCTTTTTTTATGGGGATCATTATTTCTAAAATCAAATTCAAGTTCTCCTCCTTCATAGTCTTTTTCATCAGATAGAGAAATCGTAACCGATAGCTTTCTTATTTTATCTTTAGTGGGACCTTCTTTTTCATAGACTCCCTCCCAACTATCACAATGCCAATCATAATATTGACCTGGTTTATATTTGGTAAATTGACAGGACTCCGACCAGTCCCAGTTAAAATTCCATCCCGCTGATTGATTCGCTTGACGGACATACGGGTGTATTTCCTTATAAATCCAACGGTCATTCATCCACACAATACTAGAATCCCTTTTCTTTTTTAAATCTTTGATTTCTTTTTTGTTTAAAGGTTGTTTTTTTAAATCTCTATTTCGTCCCACCCCTCCTGTAACGGCCACGTCCTCTTTATGCCTTAATCCATATTTAACAATATCATCACAGATTCTTGGAGGAATGGCGGATTTAAACCACCAATAATAATTTGTTAGATTCATACATACTCGTAAGTCATGGTTAAAAAAATATTCATTTGTTTAGATTTATTCTGAGATATAAAATAACGTTGCGTGGAAGGAAAGATAATAAATTTATTATTTTTTAAAGGAATATGCCAAGTCCTGTTTTTTCTTCGGTTATCATCGTATTCGATAACTAATTCACAGGAATCTTTAGCCACATCCACTCCATAAAGACAGGTATAGTCTGGAGATTCCTTTAACAGTAATGGTTCAACCTGATGGCGCATGAATGAGGATTCGTCTGGACCATAAAGATTCCCCCATTCTTTTTTACCCATTAAAGTTCTATAATAATCAACTTTAAAATGATCTCTGAGATAATCCTTCAGCCATGACAAAGGCGTTGAGTAAGGAACTTTAAAATCCTGATGGGAATAATCTTTTTTATTTTTGCTTAAACGCTTTTCAAACGCAAAGCTGTTGAGAATATCATTCTTGATTTTGCTGCGATCAATCTTAATGACGTGAACTGTATCAATATAAAGGTCTATTTCACTTAATACTTTCTTTAGCATGCAAAAGATTTTATAGGATTTAGGGGTATTTGTAAAGATTAGGCTACGACTTTATCCCAAGTTTGAGTAGATTCGTTCCAGTTATAAGAATCTGGTTTACCAGCCGTTTCAGTGCTTGGTCTAGGCGTTGGGGATTCCCATCGCGCAGTTGTAGTATTTAAAGTCCAACTGGCATACGGTTGTTTTGCTATAAAAATATCATTATCTTCATCATAAATATGACCAACACCAGCATAATTACCACGAAGAGGAGTTCCACCTAATCTATGTTTTCCTCCACCAGTATTGTAAGAAGTTTGTATCCACATAGATGCTGGCCAGCCATGAATTCTTTCTAAATATTGTTGTCCTACTGATTCATCCTCAACGCCATCAGCGTTAAGCATATCTCCATTACCCATCGTTAACACGCCGATAACTTTTCCATTGATACCTAGTTTTGCAAAATGTGCCATAATATCTTACCCTGTATAAGTTCCTGGGCTTGTAAAGGTATGAATTGTATCGGATCCACACGTTGTTACGGTTCCTGAAGTTGTTGTTGAAGAAGCTGTTAATCTTCTAACGATTACAATACCTGAACCTCCAGCGCCACCATGGTCACAACTTCCATCTATTCCCATACCTCCTCCACCTCCACCAGTGTTAGCTGTTCCAGCAGTTCCTTGTACCACTGGAGAACCTTTTCCACTTTCGCCTCCACCACCAGCGCCTCCTGTTCCAGGGGTTCCACTAAATGCTGCACCGCCTCCTCCACCAGCATAAGCTACTGGATCAAAAGGTGATCCTCGAACTGCACAAACTGTTCCATCTCCACCAGGTCCACCAGCCGTGGACGTACCCGCAGCACCAACACAAGAATGACCACCGCCACCTCCAGCACCAGATAAATTAGCAGCACCAGGATAAGCAGCACCGCCATTGTTTCCTTGATCAGGGGTAGTAGCGGGAACATTTCCTGTTCCAGCTGTTCCACAATTATGACCTCCCCCTCCTCCTGAACCTCCAGGATCACCATCTTTAGTACCTGAATTAGATCCTTGACCACCATAGCCACCACCTGCGGAAGTTATTGTTGAAAAAACTGAAGCACAACCTACAACAGCTGAACCTGGATAACAAGGGGCTGCCCCTCCTCCACCGACTGTGACTGTATAAGGAGTACCAGGAGCAACAGTAAATGATTTAGTTGCTACATTTCTCATACCTCCAGCTCCTCCTCCACCACCTTGTTCACCTGGACCGCCACCACCTCCGCCAGCGACCACTAGGTATTGAACCTCATAAGTATGACCACAAGACGCATCATCATCAACGGTTGGAGTCCATCCTCTTGTAGCATCGGCATAAACTATTTTTACTGCATTTCCATCAGTCGTATAATTAATGGCTGCTGAAGCTGTGCCTTGATAATTTAAACTGTTTGAATTTATGGTTAATGCGCTGGTTCCCCACGTTCTTTTATAATCTTTGAATTCTATCGTCTCTCCTTGAGTCGCTGTTCCTGGTAATGTAACTGTGACTCCTCCACCACACGTATTTACAAAATATCCTTTTCCTGCTGAAGCACAAAAAGCAGTGCTTTTAATTGATGAACACCATTCAAGTCCACCACCACCACTAGCAGCCGCAACAACTCCTGAGGCTCTGTATGGATTATCTCCTACGCTTCCACTCATAATTTTTTATCTCCTATAAGGTTTGATCTAAATAACTAATAACAACGTCAATATCAGCAGAACTAGCTGTTCTACCATAAAGTACATCGGTTGCATTCATAACTATTCTTGTCGTATGCTCAAAAGTTGCGTTTGCAGCTATTGCTTGTGCTTTATATATATAAGTATCAGCACTGCCACCTGCTGGATCGAGATAAAGATCAAAAGTCTCAGCCGCCGCTCCCGTTTCACATAACGATATATTAAGTATCGTGTAAGTGTGTCCTGATGCTGCAGTTAGTAAAGTGTTTTCAGAGTTCGTCATTGCTCTGACACACTTTTCTTTCATTACTTCACTTGCCATATTTTCCTCCTATTAAAATCCCATTACTAATGCTTTGCCTGTAGAAGCTATAGATGGGTTCATTGAACCTTGAGCATCTACGATTCCTGTTCCATTTGGTGCTAAAGTAAGAGCACCATTAGCCGCATCGGTTATGGTGAATGTTCCTGAAGCTGTACCATTATTTGTACTTAAAATTAAATCTGTTGTACCGCCTGTCGTTACAGTCAAAGTTCCAGCACCATTTGAACGTAGAGTTGCCGCTGCCGC